CTCGTGAGCATTGCTCCGCACGGTGATGGCAAACGTCGTGTCGTGACCACAGCGTTGTGGGAAGCACTCGGTGTGTCTGTCGAGCGACGTGATCGAGCAGGCGCATTGCGCATCACAGATATCATGCAGCGATTTGGTTTCAAGCGCACGAAGGTTCGACCGAAGGGACAAGAAGTGCAGGCCGGATTCATTCAGGATGGTGAATTCGAAATCGATCATTCGGATATCGTTGAGCATGCTTCGACGTTGTTTGATAAATCGGAACCGGGAAAGGCGACAGTGCTGTGATCACCACATGTTGCGACAAACCAAACTTAACGTTTGGCTGGCGGCTCGGTTACGAAAACGAAAAAGAAGACACGTTAGTCGTGTTGCTGGAAAATGTGGTGTGCAAGAATTGCGATAGCAAATACACATTCAATACATTGAACGGTCAGGCGTGTCCGCTCGTGGCGGCATTTGACGACGATAAAGCGGTGACGGTGCGTGTGTCGTATGTCAGGCCAGTGGTGATGTGATGGACGACGATTCGCCGTTTGCGAAGTTCGACACACCAAGACCAGCAAAGAAAGTTGGTTGGTCCCATGTCGGCACTATGCGATGTCGTCAATGCAAGCATGAATGGCTTGTGCCGGTCGTTGCTGGCGGTGCGATTTCAAAAAAGTGTCCGAACTGCGGCAGCGATAAAAAAGTATTGAAAGATGGTTCTGTCGTGAACACACCGCCGCCGAGTAAATGAATGTTATGTGGTCATGACCTATTGACATTTAGGCCGATGTTACCGTTGAAACATCGGTAACACCGGGAACTTTGTTCCGTGACGAATTTTGGAAAAAACAGCTGCAAGTCGCTGAAGGCTCAGGCGTTAGGGGTCAAAATGGGGTGTTACTTGTTCCGTTGTTCCGCGTGAGTTCTAGGAGTTTCCTTGGGCCTATATTCTTACCTTGTACCTATTCCTATATTATATATAAATAAAAATAAGGTAACTAAGGTAACAAGGAGAACAAGGCAACCCCCTCGGATTTCCGGCCTGAAAAATTCAAAAAATTGTTACGGGTGTGTTCTGTGTCAAAAGGCGGTCTAGTAACGTGGCTTTACTAAGTTGCAAATTCGCTTGACATGCAGGCGCGGAACGTGCATTGTCCTTCGGTCTTATGGAAGTTGAACTCGAACAGGCCGAACAACAGGCCATTACTCATGCTCTTGACGCACTCACGTGGCGTCGTAAGGCGTTTGTCCGCGAGTACTTGAAGGATTTCAACGGCACTCGTGCGGCGATTCGCGCCGGGTATAGCGCCAAGACCGCAGGACAGATCGCCAATCTGTTGATGAAGGAAGACACGATTGCTGCGGCGATTGCACAAGGGGCCGAACAACTCGAAGAACGCATCAACATCACCAAAGACAAAGTGCTGTCAGAAATGACGGCATTGGCTACGTCGAGTCTTGACCACTACATCATCGATGATGAAACAGGACAAGTGAAGCTTGCGCCCGGCGCACCTGAAAATGCGATGTCGGCGGTCCAATCGGTTAAACGCAAGGTGACAGTTCGCACGGTCGGTAAGGGCGAAGAAGCCGAAACTATCAGAACATACGAAGTCGAAGTGAAGTTGTGGGACAAGCCTACGCCTTTGAAGTTGATCGGGCGGCACGTGGCGTTGTTCCCTGATCGTATCGAGCACACCGGCAAGGATGGCGGTCCGATTGAAACAGTCGGACGCATCGAGCGTGTCATTGTTGATCCAGTAAAGGAATAAGATATGACTCTTCACACAGTGTTGGTGGTTGTTGCGGCAGTTGTGTTCGCACTAGGCACGTTTCGTAAACTTGCAACAGTGGATGCGACGTGCGGCGGTCTGTTTTTCTTGACATTGGCGCAGTTGGTATAGCCAATGGACGAAATTCCCCGTCGCAATCGCATCGATAAACTCATACCCGCAGAAAAAGCCATCTACGATGCAGTTCAGGCTGTCGAAGAATTGCCTGCGCATCCGAAGTTGACTGATGCTGTGGTGTTGTTGCAAGCAGCACGTGAATCTGTCGCTGATTACGTTGATCGGCCTGATGACGTAGCTGTGAAACATTCGCCCGGCACGGAAAAACCAGAACTCAAAACACCCGGTGTTGATTCGTCGCAGCTGTAATGAGTCGTACGCTTCAGATACAGACAGCACGTGCGTATCTTCCACTTCTTGAACCGAATCGCTATAAAGGCGCGTGGGGTGGACGTGGTAGCGCCAAGTCTCATTTCTTTGGTGATGAGACTGTTGATAGATGTGTGCAAGGACCGACTCGTGTTGTCTGTATCCGCGAGTTTCAAACATCGTTGGAACAATCGGTTAAGCGACTGCTCGAAGACAAGATTCGTTTGTATGGACTCGAAGGCAATAGGTCTGATCAGTTTCGCATCATGAACAATCAGATTGAATCGCCGCATGACGGCATCATTATCTTTCAAGGTATGCAGGCACACAATGCTGTCAGCATCAAGTCTCTTGAAGGATTTGATATCGCATGGGTGGAAGAAGCGCAGTCGTTAAGTCAACGCTCGTTAGATCTGCTGCGTCCTACGTTGCGTAAGCCGGGCAGCGAACTCTGGTTCTCGTGGAATCCTGATCAACCCACCGATCCTGTTGACAAATTGCTTCGCGGCCCTGTGCCGCCGCCGCGCTCGTGCGTGGTTGGTACGACGTTTCGTGATAACCCTTGGTTCCCTTCTGAACTCCGCGAAGAAATGGAGTTCGACCGAGAACACGATTACGAGAAGTACGAACACATATGGGAAGGTGAATACGAATCTCACAGCGAAGCACGAGTCTTCAAGAACTGGAAAGTTGAAGAGTTCGAAACGCCTGCGGATGCGGTGTTTTATCCCGGCTCAGATTGGGGCTACTCTGTTGACCCGTCTGTGTTGCTGCGTATGTGGATTCGAAAGAATCCTGTTGGACAACCGGGCCGTGACACGTTGTTCATTGATCACGAAGTCTACAAGATCGGTTGCGAAATCGATCATCTGCCGCAGTTGTTCGACTCTATCGTTTGTCGCTGTGGTTGGGTGTCTGAAGCGAAGTGGCTTCCGTTTTCTCCGTGCAGCAATCCGGCGCACGGCATGCTACGTCCGTGGAAGATTCTTGCGGACAATGCTCGTCCTGAAACAATTTCTTACATGCAACGACACGGCTACCCGCGTATGGAAGCGTGTCTGAAGGGCAAGGATAGCGTTAAGGAAGGCGTTATCTTCTTGCAAGGCTACAACATCGTCGTGCATCCACGATGTAAGCACACAATAGACGAACTCAAAACGTATTCATACAAAACCGATCCGCTCACCGGCATGATTACCCCCATTCTTGAAGATAAGAAGAATCATGTAATCGATTCCATGCGGTATGGAGTAGAACCAATTCGTAAACCAAGAAAGAGTGCAACGTGGTAATTGCACTGGAAGGTAAGCCCCTCATGAGGTTGTATTTTACTCTTGTTGTGGTGGTTGTGCTTTTCGTTTTCATGCCTGTTGCGGACAAGGCATTCGCTACTCAACAGTCAATCATCACTGCGCATCAAATTCCAATGACTTCTTTCGCACGCTCGATTGCTCAGATCGGTGAGCGTCAGAAAGTGATCATTGTTGAAACGTACTACACGGAAAAAGATATGAAGATTCGTAGTTGTGAAGCAGTCTACGAATACACGCATGGTGATGAGGCAGCTGCTGTTACTAGTTGGCCTGTAGCCTGCCCATCTAATTAAGGACTCAAAGCACATGGCTGAAGAACAAACGGAACTTGTCAAAGCATCACCAGCAGAATTACGTGCGGCGGCTGATGTCATTCTTGATCGTCTTCAGTTCATGCGACAGGCTGGCTTGTCGTTCGAAGGTCTGCGTGATTTGTACGAAGCGTTAGGCTATGACCGACAACTGACCGTTGAGAGCATACGCGCACGCTATGCGCGTGGTGGTATCGCCGGGCGCGTGGTGGATGCGTTGCCAAAGGCGACGTGGCGTGGCGGTCTTGAACTCGTGGAAGATGAAGACCCGAAGAACGATACGGAGTTTGAAAAGACGTGGAAAGAACTCGACAAGCGTCTGAAAATTGTGCCGAAGTTTCAGCGTGTCGATATCCTGTCTGGTTTGACTTCGTATGCCGTGCTGTTGATCGGTGCGCCGGGCAACTTCAATGAAGAAATGCCGAAAGGCAACGGCACACCAGAGGGCATCACATCGTTAACACCCTTCTCAGGTGGTCTTGGTCCGCAGTGGGCATCGATGATGAATCGCACTGGGTTCAACGCTGCGGTGCGCACTGCGGGTGCTGATGCCACGATTGTGGAATTCGATAAAGACGTTCACAGTCCACGATTCGGATTGCCACAACTCTATAAGCTGAAACGTGTCGGCCTTGACGCGGCTGAAATGGGCGTCAACGTCCATTGGTCACGTGTTGTGCATGTCGCTGAAGAAGTTCTTGATGATGACGTGTTCAGCGCACCGTCTATCGAGCGTGTGTGGAATCTGCTTGACGATCTTGACAAGGTGACAGGCGGCGGTGCTGAAGCGTTCTGGTTGCGTGCGAATCAAGGTTTGAACATCAATCTTGACAAGGACATGGATCTTGGTGGACCCGATCCTGTGACCGGCGCTGAATCCGCTGAAATGGTCGCACTCAAAACCGAAATCGAAAAATACGTGCATCGCATGCAACGTGTGATGAAGACACGTGGCGCAGAGGTCAACACCCTCGGTAGCGATGTCGCGGAATTCGGCAACAACGCTGATGCGATTCTCACACAGATTGCAGGCGCGAAGGCGATTCCGAAACGTATCTTGACCGGCTCGGAAATGGGCGAACTCGCGTCGTCTCAGGACCGCGAGAACTGGCGGGATCAAGTGGTCGGCAGGCGTGAAGGTTATGCTGACCCGATGATTGTGCGTGTGTTGGTAGATCGATTGATCGATTACAACTACATGCCGAAGACGAAGAAGCCATACACGGTGCGCTTTGCTGCCATCACCACGATGACAGAAGATGAAAAAGCGGCTGGCGCAGTGAAGTGGACGACAGCAAACAAAGTTGCTGGTATGCCTGTGTTCACGGTCGATCAGATACGTGATTACTGGTATGCATTCCCGCCGTTGACACCTGAAGAAGTGAAAAAGAACACAGTTGAAGTGCCTGAACCAGCTGGTGCGCCCGGCGAAAAGAAAAAATTCCCGCGTGCGGCAGAAGGTGTAGAGGAAGATCAACAGCAGCAAAGCATGATCGATAAGATCGTCAGTGGCATTCAACGATTCTTAGGCGGTGCTGGCAGCGGCAACTTCGGACATGCAGGCAGACCCGGTGAAGTAGGGGGCAGTACGACGAATCCTGATGGCACGTGGAAATCAAGCGGCGGCTTCGAGCACACCGGCATTACGTGGAAACAACCCACTGACCCGAAGACAGGCCGCGCTATTCCGATCAAGGTGAAGACGGTCGAAGAAGCGGCTGAACATGTGCTCAACGGTCATGTAGTCGAAGTTGTTGACGTGCGCACGGCGCATACACTCATCGAAAAACTTGCAAAGATGGCGGCAGAAGCCAAAGCTGCTGGCAAGGATGCGAAAGATTACGATCTGTGTCAAGTCACCGTGGCAGGCAGCAGTATTTTCTGCGCAGAATCGTTGCGCACGAAAGAATATCCGAGTGGTGTGCCACGCATCGAAATGCCGCAGCTTGGCGGAACACCTGTCGAAGGTAGCGAAGCATCGAAGTTGCCGAAGCGTGTGGGCAGTAAGAACGAAGTTGACGGCTCGGCACATTTCATTGCGCATCTTCAAGGTATCGGCATTACGACGAAACGAGAAACGATACCGGCATCGCACTTACGTGCGAGTCAGCGTGAAATCATCGGGTCTAAAGTCGGCGGCATGATGACTTCGAAGAACTTTGATCCGTCTGAGGGTGAAATTTTCATTTCATCCGACAACTATGTGGTTGATGGACATCACCGTTGGGCCGCAGTTGTTGGACGTGACGCGGAAGATGGCGTGCTTGGCGATAAGCCAATGAAAGTGGTGCGTGTCAATGCACCAATTTCCGAAGTGTTGCACCTTGCGAATGCATGGTCACAGAAATTCGGTATCGCGCAAGCAGCTGGCGTGACACGTCAGGCCGAAGCAACCGGTCTTCAGAACGCAGTACGTCATGCAGCCGAACAGGAAGAAAAAATTGTTGTCGCGTTGAGCGAAGCAATCGAGCAAAACCGTGTTGATGTGATTGACAACATTCTTGGTATCAAACGTGAACCGATTGCTCCACCTGTAGCTGCTGAACCACCAATTGTGATCGTCAACAATGTCCCTGCTGAAAAACCCGTTGCCCCTATCTCTATGAGGAAGAAAATCGAGTACGACGATCAAGGAAGAATCGTCGGAATTACCAAGGTGCCAAGTCATGAGTCTGATTAACATTTTGAGAGAACCGGACAGCAATGGATTACGTGTGCCGGATCAAGTTGAAGACACCCTGCTAGTGAAAACAGAGGGTGAGACGGAAAACGAAAACGAACGTGTGACGTTTGTCGAATATCGGTTTCCGAACTCAGATGTAATCGTCCATCGATCTTGTCACCTAACGTTAAAGAAGATGCCGATTGATATGTCAGGCATCGCACAGCCGTTAATCTAAGGGAGTTAGTCAGATGCACAACAAGCGTAATCTACGTCTCAGGTCGTTTCTTGCGGGTGGTATTCGTTGGGCTAACTCGCAGGCTATGTGTACGCAGTTCAAAATTGACATTTTGAACGGCTTGCACGCATTCGGTACGAGTGTCGTTCGTGGTGCTACCACGAAAGATTCATTCAAGTTGGCGTTGTATCTGGCGTCTGCGTCTCGTGGTGCTGGCGATACGGTGTACAACACCACAGGTGAACTCGCTGCGTCAGGCAATTACACAGCTGGCGGTAACGCTGTGACCAATGCGACTGTGCCTGCGGCGACAGGCACAACGGCATTCTGGACACCCTCGGCATCCGTATCGTGGGCGAACTTGACAAGCAGCGGTTCGTTTGACGCGGCGTTGTTGTACAACGATACGTCTGCAAGCAAACTGGCAGTTGCTGTGTTCACGTTCGGCGCACAGAACGTTACGGCAGGTACGTTCACCTTGACCATGCCGACTAACGACGCATCAACTGGATTGCTGCGCATTGCGTAATTCATTTTGAAAATCAACAGTCTACAAGTCGTAGACTGTTGATTTTTCAGAACGGACTTTAGTCTAAATGCCTGCTGCCCTTGTTCAAACGGTAAAGACCATCGATAACGATGCTTCAACAACATCTGTTACGAGTTCTTTGACGTTTATAGCTGGCAACATGGCGTTGCTCGGCATCTTGCAATATCGAGGGGCTGGCGCACGAACTATTACGAGTGTGATGCTCGATGGCACAACGCCTTTACAACTAGATAAGGAACTGGCGCAGGCGAGTGACGGTGCTGCGAAGGCGCACGTGTACAGTCTGAACAACGTGTCGGCTGGCGCACACACGGTCACGGTGACGTGGGCGACAGGTGGTCCTGATCTAGTGACAATGTTCTTCCACGAAGTTTCTGGTGTTACGACAGGCAGTCCGTATGTAGATGGCTCAGGGGCAGCTGCGACAAACACAGGTTTGAATAATGCAGCGTCTGGTAATTTCATAACACTAGCCGACAGTTTCATGTATGGACTGCTGTCGCTTGATACCAGTTCAACTGGATTTACGCTTACGCAAGGTTCCGGTTGGTCGATTACTGATGCGACAAATGGAAAACATACGAGCGCGGCTTTGTGTGGTGGGGCTGAATACAAAGCGAATCCCGGTAACAATTAGCACAACGCAACATGGGTAGCACATCCGAACACTGAGTGGATATCTATCGGGTTCGCTTATAAGGCTATTCCGCCGCCGCCGCCTACGATTTATCGTGGGATAGTGCCAACACAGAGGATGGGTTAAGTGTTAAATCTTAAATCGACAGATAAAATTTCTCTCATCACATCGAGTGTTGCGGACCTTGATACGGTTGTCTCGTTTCCTGACTTTACTGTATCGACAGAAGCGCAAACCATTGATCGTCAAGTCACGAAAATCAGTACAGCGACGACAACTGATATATGCGCAGCACCGAGTTCGGGCGTTGACCGTAACGTAAAAAGTATTTCGATTAAGAACACACACGCATCCACGGCAAACACAGTAACACCGCAACTGAATGTCAGTGGCACGCTATACGAACTCGCGGCTGACTGTATTTTGTTGGCCGGTGAATCGTTGGTGATGAACGCTGATGGTGTGTGGTTCCACTATGACGCCAATGGCGGTGTCTACGGACAAAGTTTGCCAACTGCGTCTGATACCGTAGTCGGTGGTATCGAAGTAGCCACACAAGCGGAAATGGAAGCGGGATCGTCAACTACGTTAGCAGTAACGCCGGGACGATTGCAGTTTCATCCTGCCGCCGCGAAATTTTGGGTGATCTTTACTGGTAACAGTACGACGATCACTGCGTCATACAACATGACTTCGATCACAGACGGCACTACACAGGCCACAGTGACGATTGCCACAGACTTTTCAAGTTCAGCGTGGTGTGTGCTTGCTACAGCAGTTGCTGCGGCGGCGACAGCAGCAGGCACACGGTTAGCTTCGTGTTTGACGATGGCTGCGGGAAGCATCATTGTGTTTTGCGTAGACGGCGCGGCAACAACTGCATTGGCAGACCCAACCTCATGGTGTGTTGTTGGATTTGGAGATCAATAAAGTGAAGATTCAAACCGCAGCAGTAGCGATTACACTGAATAACGGCGAACTCGCTGTGATGCAGTTCATTACCCAAGGACGCGGCAATCATTTGCCGATAGGTGCTCAGTGGGTCACGGAAGATCAATGGACACGTGAACCGTCTGAAGACAACATCAAGAGCGAAGTATTGAAAACGTTCAAAGGACACGTAGAACAGCCTGTTTCATGGCGCATCATTTCTAACGACATGCTTCCTGTGGATCGCACCTACCGTGCGGCATGGGTAGATGTTGCCGGTGTTATTGCGCATGACATGAACAAGGCTCGTGATATCCATCGTGATCTGATTCGACGTGCGCGAGTACCGAAATTAGCGACTCTTGATGCAGCTTACATGCGTGCGACAGAAGAAGGATCGGATATCGCAAAAATCGTGGAAGCAAAAAATGTTCTACGTGATTTACCTGCGGATTCTGCTATTGATGCTGCACAAACCATCGAGCAGCTAAAGAGCTTTTGGCCGGAAGATTTAATCTAATCACATGGCACGTCGCGGTATAGTTGATAAAGAGTTTGTTTCAACTGTAGACCCTGATTTCAAAAAGGGTCTGGTTGATGCTGACTTTGCGGTTGCTGGCGGCTCGTCTAACGTCACCGTAGCACTTACAGGCATATCGACAGCAACGGCTGTTGGAACGTTTGCACTTGCTGTTACGGTTGCGTTAAGCGGTGTTGCTGCATCTGCGTCAACTGGTACTGTCACACCAACTAACAGTGTTGCGATTACGAGTGTAATCGGCACAGGCAGTGTTGGTGCGCTCACTCCGACATTATCAAAAGCAGTTAGCGGGAATGCAGGCACTGGTAATGCAGGCACGCTCACACCAACGAACACCGAAGCGATAACCACAGTTGTTGCGACAGGCGCAGTTGGCACACTGACGCCTGATGTTGGTTATGGCGCATCGTTGTCAGGTGTGAGCGCAACGGGTGCAGTCGGCACACTGACGCCTGTTGTGAGTGTTGCGCAAACCGGCGTAGCAGCGACAGGCGCACCGGGAAATCTCACACCAAGTGCTGTTGTACCGCTGAGCGGTGTATCAGCGACAGGTGCTGTCGGCACGCTGACCCCAACATCTGATCAAATCGTTGCGTTGAGCGGTGTATCAGCGACAGGTGCTGTTGGCACGCTGGGTGTATCGAATAGCGAAGCGTTGACCGGTACACCGGCTACAGGCGCGTCAGGCGTGCTGTCGCCCTCGGCATCAGTAGCCACGTCAGGCGTCGTTGCGACAGGTGCTGTCGGCACGCTTGTCGTAATAGACGCACCGCCCTTAGTTAGCACTCTTGCGACAGGTGCAACGGGTAGCTTTGCCAACACCACAGTAGTTGCTATTTCAGGTGTACAGGCGACTGGTGCAGTCGGCACGCTCACCCCTGACACTGGTGCGTTCGCTGCGTTGTCTGGTGTCTCAGCAACCGGCGCAACCGGCACGATGGCAGTATCATCCGTCGTTCCGACAACTGGCGTTAATACGTCTGGTATTGTTGGAACTGTTGTTGCCGGTGACACACGCAGTGCGTCAGGTGTTTTATCAACCGGTGCTGTTGGGTCAACAACCATCAGTTCTGCGGTTGCACTTAACGGTGCGGTCGGCACATCGAGCACCGGCACTCTGTCGCCCTCTATTGAAGGCGACGTAACGATTGCGTTGTCTGGTGTCAGTGCGCAGGGCCGTGTTGGTACGCTTAGCAGTGGGGTACCGGTTCCCGAAGGCGGCTCATTCTCGTGGCGCGATGAGCCTAAAAAGAAACAGCAACCGAAACCGCAACCACAAGTCATTACCATTGCTCTTAGCGGCGTAGGAGCACACGCGCAACTTGGTCAAGTATCGAATGACGTTTCCGTTACCGCACGCACAGTATCTGCGCGTACGAGTATTAACAGCGTCATACAATCATGTGTAGCGTCTATGTCTTCTGTCCGTGCGGTTACTGGCGTGACAAGCATGCAGCCGCACGCACGTAATCACTACAAGACCTACACTATTGAAGAAATGAACGCAATCATTCTTTACCTAGACGAATTGGATGACCAATCGTGATTGATTACACGGCGACGGCTCGTTTATTGGTGCGTGCTAGATTGCTTGTGCTCGGCAACGCGAACAGCGGCAATCATGGTCATGCTGGTCGTCCCGGTCAGGTGGGCGGCAGTGCGCCGAACAGTGATCCGGTCTTGGCTGCACAACGCGAAGAAGGCATTGCTGCGGTCGGCAAGCTGTTGGATCGTGCCATCAATGAAGCGGAATACGCTGTTGATGAAGAATCGTCGTGGGACAATCTTGATAGCAGCATTCAGACCGAAGCCGAACAGAAGTGGAAAGCCGAAGAATACGAAAGCGGCAGTGTCGAGGTTGATGACTCGGAAATCATTAACGATATCGAACGAGAACTCGGCAAAGACAACGACGAAATCATCGCTAAAACCGAAACCAATACCGAAGCAATTTTATATAGCGGTAATGATTTCAAAGATGGCTACGCTGATTGGCCTGCTAATCCGGCGTTGCCGTTTGATGAAACCGATCTGCAAGCGTCTTTGTTAAATGCTCATGAAATAGATTTCAGCACAGTTGAAATCGGTGAACATGGTGCTGAACAAGAAGGTGTTGCGGAAATCGAAAACATCGAAGATGTTCGGTTCATGGATGGCACTCCATTAACCGAACGTGAACAAAAAATTCTAACTGATACATGGAATAACGAATACGCAAAGCAATTTGAGCGTGAACGTGAAAACGCTTTGTCAAGCGAATCGTACTACGAACAACGCAACCAGTTAGAAGAAGAAGAACTTAACAACCAGTGGAGCAATTTTAGCGACGACGAAAAACTCAGCATCGCCAACAACCAAGGTCTACTCACCAACCGCAAGGTCAAAGGCAACGGCGAGGAACCCTCGGAGTGGGTGACAGGCACGAATGCCGGTGAATCAGCACAAGATGACGAGTACGCACGCACACGTGCGATTGCCAACAAACTTGCGGAACTCCGCACGTCGCAGTTGTACGATGAACGTAAGATTGGTGAAGACGTATCAGATCGATTCTTTGTAGAAAAAGACATCGTTACGGGTTTTTACTTCATCAAAGATAAGCAAACCGGTCAAAATTACAAATCACCAAATAACGGTTATTTGAATCCGGCGACTGCTGCTGCTGAAGCTGTTTACGTAAACAATAATCATAAAGCTTCGCCGCCTGACCCTGATAAATTAATCACGAATATTTGGGATAGTTGGAAAAATTCATCATCTAATGACGCAAGTTTAGTGTTTCAGATTGCCACAGCGGAAGAACTCGGCGGCTACCATCGTATATCTGACGCAGATAAACAACGTGTGATGGCAGACACTACACCGACAGAATTCGCAGCCATGAAAGCCTACGCACGTGCGCAGTGGGAAACTACGCAGTATGTTATGCGCCGGGCCGGTATGGATTCTGTTGAAGTGTATCGCGGGTTGATGCTCGATGGTGATTTGGTTGATCAGACGAAGCACGAGTTGTATCAGGCTGCACCCGGTGGTATTCGGCCCGGTGATATGCGTTATCGTAAGATGACGCCGCAGATCAATACAGAAAATTCATCACCGAATTTAGTGCAAGTTCGGATGATGACGGACGACGGTCCGACAAATTTTTCTGTCATGGTAGAGATACCAACAAATTTACCTGCGTCATACCCCATAGAAAAATACGCACTTGAATTGGCTACGCCGAGATTGCAAGAAGCTGCAAATCAAAGCTATGGCGGTATAAAAACACAGCTGCCTGACTTGAGCCTTCAGCGATCTGGACTGCAATCAACGACGACGAAAGCCAATGTAGCGAATGAATGGAACGGTATCGGGGGATTGATGCCGCCAAACCCGACTCGTGTCGTGACACGTTCTAGGGTGCCATCTACGTCTGTGATTTCTCTGCCGGTGTTCGGACAGAACATCCAAGATGAACAAGAGGTCGTAGTGATCGGCACAAAAGATCGATGGGATTGGGATGCATGGCTGAAGAGTGCG